GTATGCAACAATAAGATTAGTATTCTAAATGGCCCAGCAGGCAGCGGTAAGAGCTATTCTACAAAGGCTGTAATCAGTATGTTGGATGACCTTGGCAAGTCTTATATTCTTCTTGCTCCTACTGGTAAAGCTGCCAAAGTTCTGTCAGAGTTTACCAAACGCAACGCATCAACGATTCACAGGGGTCTTGGTTATCGACCGGATGAGGGATGCGTATATAACGAGGAACACAAGTTACCATATGACACCGTAATCGTTGATGAGATGTCGATGGTTGATGTCAGGCTTTTCTACTGGTTAATCATGGCAATTGACTTTAATAGGACAAAGCTGCTGATGATTGGAGACAATGCCCAGCTGCCATCGGTAGGATGCGGAAACCTGCTTCATGACTTCATGAGCAGCAAGCTCATACCAACTGTTACTCTCACAAAGATTTTCCGTTATGATGATGGAGGATTGATGAGAGTGGCAACAGACATAAGAACCGGCAAGAGATATCTTGATTCCACAATGAAGGACAAGGCGACGATATTTGGAAACAACAAAGACTACGTATTCATGGACATCAGCTCAACAGACAATCCTGATAGCATAATTTCAAAGGTAGTTGCCATATATAAAAAGCTTCTTGAAAGCGGGAACAAGATAGAGGACGTTCAGGTGTTGACCGCAAAGAACGTTGGTAAGTATGGTACGATTGTGCTGAATAACATGCTGCAAAAGATAGCAAATCCAAATGCAGATGGTAAGTCTATGAGCATGAAGGTCGGAGATATCAAATATTATGTTGGCGATTTAATTATACAATGCAAGAACGATTATAGGGCACCATTGTCTAGTGGATATAAGTCCAATGGACAAAATCGTTATTCGACAGAGACGATACCCACCGCATTCGTTGCCAATGGGGAGACCGGAATCGTCAAGAACGTCGGCTTTGGATTCATGGACGTTGCATTTGGTGACATAGTTGTCAGATATGACAATGCAAAGGCACGAAACATTACGCTAGGTTATGCGATAACATGTCATAAGTCACAGGGAGAGTCAATCAACAATGTAATCTTGCTTACTCCGAACTCTGACATATTCATGCTGAACTCCAATCTCGTATATGTTGGAGTGACGAGAACTCGAAACAGGTGCTATCATATTGGAACGATACGAACAATGGATATTGTTCTTAAGAAGAAGGAAAACATGAGCAGACATACGTTCATGCAAAGCTTTCTAAGAGAATGTGTAGATAATATGGATAACTAAATCATAAAATACGACGGTGACGGTTGGGATATAATAAGTATGCAGAGATATACGGTATCCTAATTGTCACCGTTATATGCGTTTAAGGAGATGATGATTATGAATAAGAAGAACAAGATTGCAATCGTAAGTAGTGCTATGGCTGTTCTGATTGCCGCAACAGTTGGTGTGTCGGTATCATTCATGGATGTTCCTCAGGATGTTGCCGAGCCAGAGGATGTTGAGATTGTCATTGAGAACTCCGAGCCTACCATTGCAGAGGATGAGAACGAGACGTTTGCACAAGGAGGGCCAGTTGTTGATGATATGCCCGTTGTTGAAAAGAGCGTTCCTGTAGCATATGAGCAGCCAACTGCCACATACGCTCAGACATACTCAACGCCAACGCAGAATTATAATTACAATACCAACTATTCAAACGGCGTCCTAACTCCGTCTGGCGGTGTAAATACTTTTAATGGGGCAACGGAAACATATTACAACCTTGATATGTCTGGCGTAATCGCCAATGCTCAGAATATGGGCATTCAAGGTGATTACTGGGTGCGAGATGATGGGGTAAAGATGTACGGGGATTATGTAATCGTTGCCTCTCAACATGACAAGGGAACGATTATTGACACTAGTCTAGGTACCGGTATCGTACTTGATTATTGCCCTGCTGGTACGGTGGACGTTGCAACCGCATGGTAAGGAGTATATATGACAGAGGCATCAAAAGAACAGATTGATAATCTGACGGATTTGCTTGACGGGTATTTTGAGAAGGATGGCTTTCACCTCAACGTAAACGTGATGGACCGTGACACACTGATTGAAGCACAAAAGCATCCAGAACTACATCCACAACTTACGGTACGTGTGAGTGGCTACGCTATCCTTTTCAACAACCTCACCAAGCAACAGCAAGACGAAGTGATTGCACGAACGTTCCATGAATCAATGTAGATTAAGCTATAACTAGATTGGATTATAATGTATGTCCCAACAATGACAATGTTCTGTGGTCTACAGGCTTCTGGTAAATCAACATATGCAGAAAAGCTTGCAAAAGAGACAGACGCTATCGTTCTAAGCTCTGACGCTATCAGGTGGGAGCTGTTTGGAGACGAGACAGACCAAAGCCACAACCAACAGATATTTCAAGAACTCCATAAACGCATTAAAGAATGTTTGCACAATAATAATAATGCAATAATGGATTGTACGAATATCTCTTCAAAGCGTAGGCGGGCATTTCTTGATGAACTAAAGAAGATTGATTGCATTAAGAACTGCATTGTCATGGCAACTCCATATGAGCAGTGCCTTGAGAACAACAGAAACAGAGCGCGTCAAGTTCCTGAATGGGCAATCGAGAGAATGTATCGCAAGTGGCAGACTCCTCATTGGTTTGAAGGCTGGGATAACATTGATATCGAATATTGGGATAACGAGTATTCTGTATATCCTGAAAGTGTTGTTGGCTCACTTATGGATTTTGACCAACAGAATCCACATCACACATTGACTCTTGGAGAGCATCTTTTGAAAACATTCAAACTATGTAATGTAGACGATTTAGATTATACAGAAGCGTGCAATGTTTTAAATGCATGTCTACTACACGATTGCGGCAAGCCATTTTGCCAGACATTCAAGAATGCCAAAGGCGAATCAAGTGAGATTGCGCATTATTACAATCATGAACATGTGTCTGCATACGAGTCCTTGTTTAACGGTTATTTGGACACAAAGGATATCGTAGAAGTTTCAGCCCTTGTCACTTGGCATATGCAACCTTACTTCTATGAAAAGAACGATAACGAAAAACTTCATAATAAATACAAGAGAATCTGGGGAGAAAGATTCTATAATATGGTTACGGCATTGCACAGAGCAGACAAAGCGGCTCACTAAGAAAGGAACGACAATGATTCAAGTCAGAGGTGGCGTGTTCGAGACAAACTCATCATCGACTCACAGCATTTGCATTCAGAAGAAGCCGGTCGATGCAGACTATTCTTATATCGTATTTAACACCGGAGGCTATGGATGGGGCGAACGAGAGGTTAGTCTTGGTAACTATCTATATACTGCAATCCTATGTCTTGACCCAGATGGAAAGAAAGGGTATCTCTCAAAGCTAAAGTCAATTCTTGATTCGCATTGTATTCGTTACGAGTTTGAATGGCCCGAGTACGATGAGAAATGGCATGACTATAAAGATTGTTATATCGACCATTATGATGAGACCTCTCCATTCGTAGAGGCAATGCTTTCAGACGAGGACTTACTGCTACGAGGTCTGTTCGGTCAAGATAGCATCGTATACACTGGCAATGACAACGAGCATTGGGACAAAGATTGCATGTGTACTGTTGCAAACGAATGGTATTGGTATGTTGATGATGATGGTGACTACAAGAAAAAGAAGGTAGGCAATTGGGATAACCCGCATTATGACCCAGACAATTACGATTATTTCTACAAAAGTAACTAATGAAGGGAATAAATATGCTACAGATTCGTAAGAACGTGTTCGAGACAAACTCAAGCTCAACCCATTCCATCACCATGTGTTCTCAGGATGAATACGATGCTTGGATGAAGGGAGACCTGCTGCTAAATGACGGTTGGTGGGGAAAGGACAATGAGTCAGAATTCAAAGATAAGAAGTTTGTGACTCGTGCAGAAGCCGAAGACATCATCCGTAAAGACCCATATTATGCAGACAAAGACCTCGAAGACCTGTCAAATGTTCCAGATGACGAATTGGCGTATGAGCATTATGATTATGAGACCAAGAGTTATCTTGGTCATGATTATAGGTTCTATACAATTGAAAACTATATGGAGGAAAACGAATGTCTTGAATGGTTTGATGAAAAATACACAACTCCCTCTGGCGAGACGGTTGTCACATTTGGCCTATACGGGACAGACTATTAGGAGATAAATAATGGCAAATATTGTCACATATAGGAATGGTAATTATCTTGTCATGCTAGACTGTGACTCTGGTACCAAGATTAGATATAACAGCGGAGACAAGTTTGTTCCAGAGTTTCCTGAATCAATGGATGTATGCATCTCTAAAAAGTGTAAGGTAGGATGCCAGTTCTGCCATGAGAAGTGTACGCCAGATGGTGAACACGCAGACCTTATGAATCTCAAGTTCATTGACAATCTTCATCCATACACGGAGCTTGCGCTAAATGGCAATGACCCGCTTCATCCAGACCTCGTTCCGTTTCTTGAGAAATGCAAGGAGCTTAAGCTCGTTCCAAGCCTCACGGTCAATCATATGACGTTTAACAAAAACATTGAGTTTCTAAAGTACCTATGTGATAAGAAGCTAATCTATGGTCTTGGTGTGTCCATTGATGGAATCTATGATGATAGCTCCGATGTCGTCAATGATATGATTTCCAAGTTTAAGATGTTTCCTAATCTCGTTATTCATGTAATCAATGGAATCATTGCGGTTGAAGACCTAAAGCTTCTTGCACATCACGGCCTAAAGGTGCTGATTCTTGGGTATAAGAAATTTGGTCGCGGAGTTGACTTCTTTGGCTATAGTGGTCTCGGCGTTCTTTGTAGTCAGGATGACCTGTATAATGCTCTTCCTGAGATTGTTGATGATGAGTGGTTTGACGTAGTAAGCTTTGATAATTTAGGAATCGAGCAGCTTGACCCGAAAAGACTCATGAGCGATGAGGAATGGAGGAAGTTCTATATGGGAGAAGACTCTGAATTTAGTTTTTATATTGATGCTGTTACCAAAAATTTTGGTAAAAACTCAACGTCAAATAAAAGATATGATATGCTTGACGATGCAAAAAAGATGTTTGATATTGTAAGAAAGAGTAGTAAGTGAAATGGGAAAAGTTATTGATTTAACAGGACAAAGGTTTGGTAGACTTCAAGTAGTATCTAGAGCGCAAGATTATATCCAACTAAATGGACGCCACAGAATTGCGTGGAATTGTTTGTGTGATTGTGGTAATCAAATTATTGTTCTTGGAGAAAATCTAATAACCAATCATACGCAGTCGTGCGGTTGTCTAGCCAGAGAAACAGCATCAAAAATTAGCAGAAAATACAATAGATATATTCTTAATGAAGGATATTATATCGGATATACATCAAAGGGGGAAGAATTTTATTTTGATATTGAAGATTATGAGAAGGTAAAGAAATATTGCTGGTTGATAAATGCATGTGGATATGTAGCAACAAACGTATGGGAGAACAATTCTAATAAGATTATATTAATGCATAGACTCATTATGGGATTCCCAGATAGATTAGAAATAGACCATATTGGCGGCAGCACAACTAGAAATGATAATAGAAAATCAAATTTAAGAATAGTTACACATAGTCAGAATTTGAAGAATGTTGGCATTAGAGCTAATAATACATCTGGTGTAACAGGAGTTTCTTTTGATAAACAAACAAAAAGATGGCGCGCTAGTATAAAAACCGAGGATAGAACAATTAATCTTGGTAGATTCGAAAATTTTGATGATGCAGTAGCCGCTCGTAAACAAGCAGAAGAAAAATATTTTGGAGAATGGAGCTATGATAATTCTCAAGCTTCTTGATTTAATGGAGATATGATGTGTGAATGTAGATACTATGGTAAGTGCGCCGGGAATTGCGACGGTCATGGACTTGTTTTGGGCTTCGGCAATGAGACGTATGACTGCGATTATTTTCAACCGATGCCTGATGTAGAGGCGTTGGCGGAGCTGTCGGACGAGTGCGATGATGCGTATAAGGTCAATCCGCATAGCTCATATGATGAGGTTGCTCGTCGCATTCGCAATGCATTAGGAGAGGTGTAAATAAGAATGTCAACTGATAATAGACGACACGAAGTTGCCAAAAGACTGCGGGAGCTTGAAATAGGATTCATGGGCACCTGTATTCCTACAGGTGACTTCACTGCGAACATCCTCAATGCAATCGGTTACGGCAATTCTGACGCTATGACACCATATGGTCTCCTAGCCGACCTCATAGACCCGATATGCGAGGTCGAATCCTCTCGCTACGAGGAACATGATTATCCTGTGTCATGGTTTGAGTATGAGCTGAGCTGCGGGCATTCTGTGACGTGGAGCTGGCAGACACCGCCAAAATATTGCCCGGAGTGCGGGAGAAGGGTAGATTGTGATGCTGACCATTACACCTGATGAATAATCAATATAATAAAAGTTCATGCCCATTTGAGAAATCATCTGGGCATCTTTTCATATATGTAGATTTTATGTGGATATAATTACATGTGAATAAGAATTATCATGTTATGGTATAATACTAAATTGCATACACTATATGTTGTATGTATTTGTTCTTTGATAATGGCATATGTTTGTTGATAAGGATATATGCCAAATAACTATAGAGAGGGTACGGTGATGCTATGGTTGTTAAAGTTGTGAAACGTGACGGAAGGGAAGAGGAGTTCAGAAAGGAGAAGATTAAGGATGCCGTGCTGAAGGCGTTCAATAGCGTAGATGGTATGGTGTCGGATGACGCTGTGTATCTTGCAGAAAAGATTGCTGACGAAGTAACAAACGTCAAAAAGCAGAGTATGGGTGTAGAGGACATTCAGGACATCGTTGAAAACAAGCTGATGCACAGTGCTCGTAAGGACGTTGCTCGTGAGTATATTATCTATCGTAATGAGAGAACCAAGACTCGTGAGCGTAACAGCGATTTTATGAACGATGTATCCGAGAAGCTTTATGCAAAGAATGTAGAGAATCAGAATGCAAATGTTGATGAGAAATCATTTGGCGGTCGTATTGGTGCTGCAAGCTCTGCTCTGACAAAGAAGTATGCGCTTGACTACATCGTTTCACCAATGGCCAGACGAAACCATCTGAACAATGAAATTTATATTCACGACCTTGATTCATACGCCGTTGGCAACCACAACTGTCTTTCGATTCCATTTGATGACCTGCTTGCTAATGGTTTCAATACTCGTCAGACAGATGTGCGTCCTGCGAACTCTATCAACACAGCAATGCAGCTTGTAGCAGTAATCTTCCAGATTCAGAGCCTACAGCAGTTCGGCGGCGTATCTGCGACTCACCTCGACTGGACAATGGTTCCATATGTTCGCAAGAGCTTTAGAAAGCATTTTATTGACGGCATTAAATATTGCGAACCAGACTTCCCATTTGATATTGACGAATATGCAGCACGCATTCCAGCGGATGCTGGGATTGAAGATGGCGAATACAAGATGCAGTCAAAGGCATATCGGTATGCAATGGATATGACAGAGAAGGAAGTGCATCAATCAGTTGAAGGTATGTACCATAACCTAAATATTAGGGCGACTCAATAGTGATATTGGGAACATAGCTATCTAAACGGGGAAACTCTTATATTAAGACAATCCCGTGCTAAATTCATATCATCAAAATGTCGTAGTTAAATAAACAAAAAGGAGGTGAAGATGTATACAGTTTATCAACATAAGAATAAAATTAATGGCAAAATATATTTTGGTATAACAAGCAGAAACCCAATTGAACGATGGGGCAATAATGGTAGCAACTATAAAAGTACACCGCATTTCTATTCTGCTATTCAAAAGTATGGTTGGGATAATTTTGAGCATAATATTCTATATGAAAATATAACCAAAGAAGAAGCTTGCGATATAGAAAAGATGCTTATTGAAAAATATAATACTCAAAATAGAGAATTTGGATATAATATTCTTGAAGGAGGACAAGCTTCTACGCTACCAATAGAAGTAAGAAAGAAGATGTCTAAGGCAATGATGGGCAATCAAAACGGAGCTGGTCATCCTTGCACAGAAGAAAAGAAACAAAAGATAAGCGCTGCTCAAAAAGGAAGAAAGCTCTCGGAAGAGCACAAAACTAAATTGTCGGAAGCGGCAAAGAAAAGACATGTCCCATGTTCAGAAGAAAAGAAGAAAATATTATCACAAAACTATCCACACAAACGAGAGGTATATTGTGATGAAACTAAAATTGTTTATCCTTCTGTTCAAGAATGTGCAAGACAATTAAATCTTCATGCAACATTAGTTTCAAAAGTATGCAAAGGTAAACTCCATACGACAGGAGGATACCACCTACATTATTATGATGATATGATAAATGCCTAACGACCATCCGCATAAAACGCGGAGTAGAGCCAAGCGGTTCGAAATGGTAGCCTCTTCTAATAAAGAAGATGAAGATATGGTCTAATCTCTATGGTGACATAGAGCAGTTCATAAGAGAACGGGCAAAGCGTAGCGAACTTTGTTGAATACAAATGTAATACACTACAATCAAGGTCGGGAAATCAGTTGCCATTCACCAGCATCAACTATGGTACATGCACACTTCCAGAAGGTCGCATGGTAACGAAGGCTCTGCTTGAAGTTTCGATTGAGGGGCTTGGCAAGCTTCACAAGACATCTATTTTCCCATGCGGTATCTTCCAATGTATGAAGGGTGTAAACCGTAAGCCCGGAGACCCGAACTATGACCTGTTCCAACTTGCATTGAAGTCTACGGCAAAGCGTCTATATCCAAACTATGCAAATGTAGATTGGAGCGGCAATGCCGGGTACGATATTAATGACCCAAGAACGTATTTTTCAACTATGGGTTGTAGAACGGCAAACGGTTGGGACATTAATGGTTTCGGTCAACTAAAGGATGGGCGTGGCAACATCTGTCCTGTAACGGTAATCATGCCGACTCTGGCAATGAAGGCAAAGGAGAAGGCAGAAGCAAACAATACAGATGTTATTGAAGAGTTCATGCAGATTCTTGACAAGAAGATTCATGAGGCAAAGGATATGCTTCTTGAGAGGTTTGAGTACATTTGTTCTCAGCCGCCCGAGTCTGCTAAGTTCATGTATGAGAATGGGCTGATGGCTGGATATGTGCCAGAGGAAGGTATTCGTTCTGCTCTAAAGCATGGAACATTGGCACTGGGTTAAATTACATAAACTGGCTCAGTATAAATTCGGTAAATTGCGAGAACGTCTTAACAGATAATGCTGATGATAACTCGCAGCCAAGACTCGAATAGGGTAAGGTTCAACGACTATAATCCGAACACGCTACCAATACAACAATATAAGCTTAGGTTATTAATGGAGGTGATAAATTTGGGTTGTATTTATATGTATACAAATAAAATTAACGGTAAGAAATATATTGGTCAAACAATCTGTTCTCTAAAGAGGAGACATGCTCAGCACGTATGTCAAAATGAAACTTATTTTGATAGAGCGCTTAATAAATATGGCGCTGAAAATTTTGAATTAGAAGTTATTGAAGATAATATATTTGATGAAAATGAATTAAACGATAAAGAAATATATTATATTAATAAATTCGATACTTTTAATAATGGATATAATATGACTCGTGGTGGTGATAATGGAACAAAGTTTAATGAAGAAGATTGGAATAAAATTGTTGATTTAATCAAAAACACTTCTATGTCATTTAAAGAAATTGGAGAAAAAACAGGGTATACAATCTATACAATATCTTATATTAATCAAGGAGAAACATTTCCGTCTGAAAATGAAACATATCCTATTCGGACTCAACGAAGCACACAAAAATTTTCTCAAGATGATATAGAAATGGTTGTTGAATTGTTAATAACAACAGACTTTTCTTTTGACAAAATTTCAGAAATAACAAATACAAACTGGTATTTTGTTTCAGATGTCAACAGAGGGAAACGTAAATTTGCATCATATGGTGAAATTCAGTTTCCAATTAGAAAAAATAATAAACATACAAAAATTACCGACGAGCTTGTAAGCTCAATAGTTTCTGAATTACAAAGAGATGAATTGTCAGAAGAGCAAATTGGAGAGTTTCTTAATATATCTCCATATACTGTTGGTCAAATTAACAGAGGTAAACATTCGATTTGTAAGTCTATGAATATATCTTTTCCAATTCGACAAAAGCAACATCGTAATAAAACCAATTATTCTGGTAGAAAAATCAATGACAATCAACTGTTAGAAATTATAGACTTACTATTAAACACATCATTGTCAACAGAAGAAATTGCAAGAAGATACAATGTTGATAAAAGTGCAATCAATAGAATTAATAGAGGCGTAGTATTTAAACCAATTACGAATCAATATAAGCTTCCGATAAGACAAAACAAGCAAGATAATTTACAACGTGTGGTAGCGTGAATGAATAGTCTACTCCCCTAATAAATATCGGGAAACCGAGGGTATTAAAGCAGTTGGGTCTTGCGGAAACATTACAAATCCTAATTGGTTGTGACCATACAACCGATAAGGGTATGGAGCTTGCCAAGAGAATTGAGCAGCTATTCAAGGATAGATGCGCAGAGTTTAAGGAGCAGTACAAACTTAACTTCGGAGTTTATTTTACCCCTGAGAGTAATAGATAACTTCTGTGGGGGCATACGTAGAAATACGTATCGTAAAAGCTACCTAATTCGGTGAACCTATAAATGGAATACCGAGCTAAATTCATTGTTTGTTTAATAATATAAAATTCGGTTACGCGTAAAGGAGGGTAGAATGGGACAGAATTACATTAAAGAACTACCAAAAGATGCAAAGAAAATCAAAGGAACATTGTGTTGGGCAACGCCAGACGGTAATATTTACGGACAGGAAACAAGAACAATTCCAAATAGGTGGAATGGTGAACGTTCTAATCATAAACATTATGGAGAATTTTTTAAATATTCAACAACCATAAATAATCATAATGGATATGTATATGCACCAATTAAATATGTTCTCGATGATGGCACCAATAAAACAAGGCAACGACGTGTTCATATTATTGTTGCCGAAACGTTTATAGATAACCCAAATAACTATCCGATTGTCGGACATAAGAACAATATTAAATCGGACAACAGAGTAGAGAATCTATATTGGACAACGCCAAAAGAAAACACACAAAAGGCAGTTGACGATGGTTTGATGATAAATGATAAAGGCTATGACGATTCTCAATCCCAACCAGTTATTATGTTTGACACATATACTAACGAAGAAATCGGACGATATGGCAGCGGCAGAGAGGCAAGCAGGAAAACTGGAATCGGGCTTAATACCATTATGAGACAATGTAAATATAAGAAGCCAGTACGCAAACCTTTTTATTTTAGATTCCAATCTGATAAATCAATAACTCCACCGCCAATAGTTATTCAGTATGATTATTTTACTGATGAAGAATTGGGGCGTTATTGGAATACAAACGAAGCATCAAGGCAGACCGGAATTAAATCAAAGACAATTGCTCAGCAATGTGCGAATAATTTTAAACCAAAACACAAAACAAAAAGCGAAACTTATTTTTTAATAAAGCAACCGAATTAAACAAACAAACAATGATAAATGTGTAGAGACTATCGAAATCCGATAAGGTAAAGTAGAGTAGCGAAAGCAAAAGGGTAGCCCCATATGATAAATATGGTGAAAATATAGTCCAAATAGAAAGGCAGAAAATCTATGCTTTACTGCAATGACAAAGTTCAAAGAGAAGTATGGTGAAATTCCAAATGTAAGCGACCACAAATTCTTTACAAATTCTGTGCATTGTCCCGTATGGTCTGAACTAACGCCATTCGAGAAGATTGATATTGAATCACAACTTAATGGCTATTCATCAGCCGGTTGTATTCTTTACACAGAATTGTCTGGTTCTGCAAAGCATAATACAGAAGCTCTTGAGGAACTTGTAAACTACGCAATGGATAAGGACGTACCTTATTTTGCAATCAATGTTCCTAATGATATGTGCGCGGATTGTGGTTATACTGATGAGATTAATGATGAGTGCCCTATGTGTGGTAGCACTAATATTCGTCGCTTGCGTCGTGTGACAGGATACCTTACCGGGGACTACACTACGGCATTTAACGAAGGCAAGCAAGAAGAGGTATCTCTCCGCTACCGCAATGCAAAATAATAAGGAGGTGAGCACCGGTGAACTATCATGAAATTGAAAAATGCTCAATCTCCAATGGTACGGGATTCAGAACTGTTCTATATGTGTCAGGGTGTTCATTGCATTGCAAAGGATGTTTTAACTCAGAAACATGGGATAAAAATTCTGGCAAGCTATTTGATGATGATGCAAAGCAAGAGTTGTTTGAATCACTAAGCTATCCATATGTCAAAGGTCTTACACTTACTGGGGGTCATCCTCTTGAACCGTATAATCTCCCAGACATCGTAGACCTTATGAAGGAAGTCAAAACTCGCTTCCCAGACAAAGACATCTGGGTATATACTGGTAGGACGATGAACTCACTACAGATGCCGACGCGCAATATTGAGCAGACATATCTACAGCGAGTCCTAGAGTATGCAGACGTAATCGTAGACGGTCCGTTCATCGAGTCAAAGAAGGACATCACACTAAAGTTTCGTGGCTCATCAAATCAGAACATCTGGGTCAAGAATGACGATGGTGAATGGGTAAACACGACAGAAGCGGATGACAACTAACGTTATATGCAACAATATAACGCTCTTCACTTGGAGCAACATGCAACATTCTGCAATTCGCAATATATGACAACGACGGCGCAGACAAAACAAGCAAGCCAATCAAATATGTAGAACATATGAACACAAAACATCTCACAACAACATGTTCTGCGCCGTCGTATAATCATCTCGTCAGCAAAAGAAAATAACGAAAGGAAAACAATGAACACATATGAGGTAACGAGAACAAGTTCATGGACACACGCTTATTTCCCAGATTACGGAGGAACGCCCGATTCAGTCGAGTGCCCATGCAAGACCGTACAATGTAAGAGACACGAAATCCCATATGTAAATGACCAAATCAATGTCTACTTTACGATTGAGGAACAATCACTCGATGATGCAATTGCGATGCTGCGTCAAGAGTTTGAAGAGGGTGACCGATATGAGTTCGTAATTATGAAGTCAGACATGGATGGCGTTGAATACAACATTGAAATCTATGATGACTGGCGAGAGTAATACAAGGCAGCAGGAGGGCAGAATGAAGTTCTATGTATTCAGAACGTGCAACGCAGACGCAAACGAGCCACCGGTAACATGTGTGCCTCTGACAAAGGAATGCACCGAAGGATTTAGCGTACCAGATTGGGTAATGGACGCAAACTCGTTCGAAGATGCATTTGACAAGCTTATGCCAGAGTCTCCATTCAAAGAGTTCTTGGTGTACAAGATGCCAGATGACGAGAAAATCAAATGGGCCATTGAAGTTTACGATTAGAGCAACAAGCATTATGCGCATATGGAAATATTAATAAGAAAGGTGTAAAACATGAGCAAGTTTATGGAGCTATTTGATGACATGCTAATGCACGGATACGATGAGGAGTATATCGACAAGTATCTGATGAATGAATTTAAGAAAGATTATCCTCGGTTTGAGAAGGTTTCATTTTCACAGTTCTGCAACGATTGGCTGAAGAACTTCCCAGATGATTGGGATGGTAGTGACCCCCACGACATTCACGACATCAAGACCATGTATGATGCCCTGACTCTTCCATCGCGTTCGACTGCGCACTCTGCTGGTTATGATTTTGTGTCTCCTCTGAACTTTATGCTAAAGCCCGGTGAGACCATCATGATTCCTACTGGTATCCGCGCATATATGCCAAATGACATGGTGCTCATGGCGTTTCCTCGAAGTGGCCTTGGTACCAAGTATCAGTTGGGACTGTGTAACACTGTGGGTATTATTGATGCTGATTACTATAATGCAGACAATGAGGGGCATATTCATATCAAGCTTGTCAATCGCGGAGATGAACGAGCCTATGTCGATGGTGGTCAGGCATTTGCTCAGGGCATCTTCCTTCCGTATTACACTGTATATGGTGACGATGTTACCTCTAGCAGAAGCGGTGGATTTGGTTCCACTGATAGGAAGCAATAACAATGAGCGACTTCAAGAAGTTCACAATGTATGATGAGAATGCAAGATATGAATACTCAGATTGTGTATCTGACTTACCAAGCAGAGTCATTGTGGATGTTGATGGAGTGCAAAATTTCATTCTTCATACCAAGGATAGGGATTATAATCTAGACTTCAAACGTCTGCTCAGAGATTGTGGCATCGAAAGACACAGAGACTTCTAAATATGAAGACTTTATGAATTCAAGTGCATAGGGGTAATGGAGCACAAACTCTGTTGCCCCTTTATGCTATAATTTCATATGGTTCATACGATATATTGATTGAATTGGAGTTATATGTATAAGATAGAGGAGAGATATGTCACAGTTACAGATGACTGGTATCGTTGCTACGATGGCAACAAGGTTAGGCTCAGCATACGAATGGTGTATCCAGATAAATGTAACAGCAGAAAGTGTAAGATTAGACCATATGCTATGGTAAAGGTTATGGCATCTGGTAACGATGACACTTATGTGGTAAAAGAATATGGAGTCCAGTTTGATGGCTCTAAGTATGTAGAATATGAATGGACCAAGAACGGCAAAGAGACAATCAATGAATACGCCGACAACACTGACGAGCTATACAAGTATAAAGCGGCTTTAATGTACAATGCTTGGAAACGAGACATCTTCGACTGTGTGCCAAATGGTGTCAATAGACAGTGGTTTCTAGAGAACGGATTTACCAATGGATGATGCTGCCAAGAAGAGCGAGAGCATGAACGACATCATCAAGACCAAGGGCCAAATCGAGGAAATGGGGTATGGCATCGAGAACAACATCATTGAGAGGGTTGATGTAAACTGTATTGGGCACTTCGGTAACTGCGTCACGTTTGAGATACGGTGCAAGAACGTTTGCGCAATGTGTCACTATAACAACACGGTTAACCTAGGATTCATCATCAAGAAATTCATAGAGCTGATGGGGCTTACAAAAGAGGACGGTATCAGGCTATCAGATATTAAGAACGTCCCATGCCGCATCGTCTATGAAGACCCAAACTGTTCATGGGGAGCCAAGTGTGTGGGAATAGGTCACTTTATGGAAGATAAATTTGTGCTCATAGATGACCTTGCTAAGCTTGGACTATGACAATAAGAAAGGTTCAATATGTCAAACAGATATCTGATGCGATATAAAGGCAAGTACAGACTTCTACCAGTAATAGACCAAGAGACGAATGACTTTCCAAGAACTCCGAGCGGCGATGTGGAGGAAGATATTGAGATTTATATCACATGCCAATATGACAACAGAATCTACGCATATGGTACCGATGGACACAAGGAGATGCAGCTTGCTGCGTACATTCCGTCACTTGGTAGAGGCCGCAACATTCGCAAGACCATGGATAAAGAGAAGATTGAATATTATGCATACGACGAAACTGATGAGGAAGTACGATTCGTCTTCTCTGCAAAGGATATTGAAAAGGTAGCAAGTCTGCTTAAAGCAAAGACCGGTGGGGCTAACATCTCTCCTATGAGCAAGAGAAACCTACCAAAGGATAAGAGCGTCCAGATTCCTGATGAAGATATGAAAAGCTATAAGGATATCACGTCTGGCCTTGACAAAAATAGGATGTTCTCAATTAAGTCGGTCAACAAATCGTTCATGGATAACGTTCTTGCAAAGAGACTAAAGGAAAACCCTAGGGCAAGAAAGCCATTTGACTATAAGGCAGATATGAGAAGGCTAATGCTCGCCGGGAAGACGAAGGAATATATCTGGGTCAAGGGTTTGTGGAAAGAGTATATTGACTATCTTAACGACAATCTGTAAAATATCCTTGGCCAAAAGGAGCGACGATTAACAATTGAGGATATATGCCATGAAAGACGATATAGATAATCATAAAATAAATTATTATGTATATATGACAGAGAATACTATTGGATGGTGAACATATGATTAAATTTGATAACACAATTACACCCAGTCCAGACCAATGGAAATCAGCAATTATGGGTGCAAGAAATGCAATGAACTCATGGGATAGAAGCGATAGCGTTATTGAATGTGTTGGCTATGATTCTGTTAATGAGCGAGACGTTTACGAGTATCAGCTTGGTCTAAATGACTACAATCTTCTTAAGCGTCTGCGCAATGCTGGCACCGCTGACCATCGTAAATATATGAGGATGCTACCTGTCATGGTTGACATTACTGCGCCCCTCTATTGGTGGCCTGAATTTGACCAATATAAAATTGGAACAGTAACGAACTCGTGTAGCAAAATGCACACCATCCACAAGACTCCTATTACAGAAGAACTATTCTCATTTGACCATACGAAACTATGTAGTGTTGGCAAGCAATATCTCGAAGAACTTGAGAAGCTTCGCATTAAATATAACGAGACAAAGGATAAAAAATATTGGTATGCGCTCATTCAGCTTCTTCCAGAAGGCTTCAACCAAAAGCGTACTGTCATGCTGAATTATGAAGTTCTTGCAAACATCTATAAATCTCGTCAAAATCATAAGCTTGATGAGTGGTCTATTGGCTTTATTGATTGGATTAAGTCTCTTCCGTATTCAGAGCTTATCACCGGTGAGTTTGGTCAAGCAGACTAAGATAACGGAGATTTGTTATGCACGTAACGATTTCGAACCAAGACGTTATAGATTATATTTTTTCTAGTGATACCTCGCGCAAATTCGTTTCTTATAGAGAAGCTTTCGATTTTAAACAAGCATTCACCGACAGTATATTAAACAATCCATACTGCGACACGCTCTATTTTGAAAGAGAGATTTCTAATGAACGATATAATGGTGTGCTAGTGAGGGGTAACGACGGTTACTGTTTGTTCGGTTCAATTAAGGAAAATGTTGGTAAGAGCATTGAAGCTAAATATAAGGATGAAAATATCAGAAACGCTGTTCGTTATGCTCTACGGGACGCCCTAAAAGCTGTTTATCCAGAAATAGCAGAACATACACATCCCAGATGTGAAAAGTACACAATTACCAACGTCAGTTATAATGACATCTATGACAGATATATTACGATTGCAGAAGATAATTTTTGCAACAGGATGCAATGGTGGCAAGACAACGAACCGTCATATAACGTTGGAGACACATTTTCAATCAAGTTTAATTAAAAGGAGAATTAATGGCACATACCAAACAAGATTATATCGCTCGTAGTATCGGTTGGGAGGCAATGTATACGCAACTTGCAGAGGAGGCATCAGAGCTTGCCCAAGCGGCACTAAAGGTCGCTCGTATCATGCATGGAACGAATCCAACGCCAATCAGTCTCATCGAGGCAAAGGACATGGTTAGAGAGGAACTGACAGATGTAGTACAATGTGCCACATATCTAGAGCTTGGTGTTGACTATGAGCAAATCAAGTCTAAGGAGGAGCGATGGGCTAATAGAATTGCAAATGCACAGAGCCGTAAATACTAAAAGTCATAAAAAGGAGAACAACATGATGTACGATGATTTAATTTGTGAGTTTATCAATGAGGTCAGCAAAGAGCTAGAGAAGAAGCTAGAACATCGCAACGATGATTATGATGACTGTGATTGGGATTGCGAGAGCTGCGAGTTCTGTGATGAGCACTTAGAGGCAGATGATGACAAGGTTCCCAATGATGACGACATCGAGTGTGATGGCGATTGTGAGAACTGCGAGTTCAATCCAGATAACATCCTAAATGACAACGTAGAGGACGATGGCGACGATAAGGATTTTAACGACATCAATCATCCATATCACTATGCGTCTCATGGAGTTGAGACCATTGACAAGATTGAGGCGGTAGTCGCCGGTCTTCCTGCACGAGCAGCGGTTCTTCTTGGAAATGTAATTAAATATGTGGACCGTGCCGGTTATAAGGATGATGCAGCCAAAGACCTTGCAAAGGCAAACGCATATGCACATCGTCTTGTGTATGGTTGCTGGCCTAAATAATAATGAATAATGTAAACACTCTTTTCATCAAAACATAGATGACGGGGAGCAGGATTATTCCTGTCTCCCTGTTTTTTTTTATCAATCATAATAATTTATGCGAACGCATAAAAACGGTATAAATAAGTCTAAACTTATGCGTTCGCATAAATTATCACAGCGTAAAAAAAAAGGACAGCACACCGAAGTGTACCGTCCTTATGAAAATAGAATAACTAAATTAGGCCAGCTTTGTCTGCATTGTAAATCATACTCGCACATTCTGCTCGGGTACAATTGCCAGTTGGATTTAGCTTGCCATTTGAACCGCTGATAACCCCCTGTTCGACGCACCAAGCTACTGCGTTCTTTGCATAGTCTGCCACGTCTGACCAATCAGTATAACCGGTTGGCTGTCCCTTTGGTGCTGGGTTGTCAAGGTAGTTATGAAGCATGCATGCAAAGTCCTGACGTGAGCACGGGTCTTCTGGATAGAACTTTCCATCGTTACCATTTACGATTCCGTTTTCCTCTGCCCACTCAACAGCCTTATAATAGAAGGGGCTTGCCTTGACATCCTCAAACGGCTCATCAGGCTCCATGCCAGCAACATTGGCAATCACACAAACTGCCTGAGCACGAGTCAGAGCATCATTTGGACCAAACGTGGTGGAACTATAACCATTCATCCAATGGTTCTTTACGACAAACTCGATGGCATCGACATACCAAGCCTCAGAATCTAGGTCAGTATAGCCCTTGAGAGCATCTGGTAGCGGAGGCTTCGGCTTCGGCTCTGGCTCTGGTTTGGGAGTTGGAGTAGATGTGGAGATTCCAAAGCATTTCAGAATGCCTCTTGCTAGGTCATCCATCTGATTGATAAACTTATTCCTGTCATTGCTATTTGAGATGAACCCGTTCTCGACAAGCCTATAATTCACACCCATAGATGCGGCACGATTGACATTCGCTAGGTCACTACGGCCAACGATGCTGTTCGCACGACCGGGGAAGAAGGAGGATATGAAACTTGCCAGAGCATTGTCAATTGAGTCAGCAGCAAAACCAGACTTGATGATTACGTGACCACCCCTTGCAGACGCAGATGCGCTGTCCATATGAAGCTCGATTACCGGAACGCCAGCAGGGCACCATCCCTTCGAGATTAGGTTGTCGGCATACCAATTCTTAGATGTGTCACCAACCTGAACGGCGTCACCGCCAAGAGCCTTCATCCTATTGGCTAGTCTACGAACCAAATCAGCCTCAGTATATCCACCGCCAACAGCACCGGAATCGCCTTCGCCATGACCACAGATTACAAATACCTTCGCCATATTCTGCTCCTTATCATCTTGTGAATTCTCATTATAAGCCAGAACGCCATCCCAGCCAGCACTATAATTATAGAAGTTCGTGATGTGGCTTTCCCATCCATCTTGGTCGCCAATCTGACCAGTGATAGAATGGTTTTCAGAACGACTGAACTCGCCCAATTTGCCATTGCCGAGACACATAGCGGTATGACGAGACTCATTCAGGTATACATCACCACGCTGAGCCTGATAGCCGTCTTTCCATGGATGCCAAGTGAACCCATGCTTCGTGAACTCGCTTCTCATGTTACCAGTGTAACTTGCGTTACCAGTGCTTCCGGGGCATGCCGTTTTCCATGCATCAATGACAGCACTTGAACAATCGCGGTCGCCAAGGGAAATCTGATATGTTGAACCATCCGACAGAGTGACGGTTTCCATTACACCAGTCCCCATCCTGTTAGGCTGCGAGTAGCCATGTGAGCTGTGCGTACAAAGATGCTCCATTAGCTGCGCCGCTTTTTCTTTATACATCAATGACATACACCCTCCTTTAATATTTTATATTTTGTATTTTATATTAATTACTATTAGTTAGTTCAGACCACGGTTCGAATAACGACAGTTGTCGCAGACTCAAGCTTCATGATTCCGTAGCAGTTTATATAGGTTTGCCACAAGCTCTCCGCCTTTCTTCCAATATCTTACCGTCAGCCCTGCTGTCGGGACATTGGATGTCGTGTAGATATTGGACTTGTCTGATGGGAAAGAGGGGAGCGTGACGGGCGGCAGGGAGATGGTCTGTGGGGCGGCGAGGGCGTAGAGATGATGCCATGTCGCCGAGCCGAGCAGGGATTTGAACTTGGTCGACTGCTCGTTGGGGGAGGCCTCAGTCAAGCCCGTTCCGCCTCTCAGGACCGTGTTCGTGCCTTGCGTGTATGCGGAAATCACGGGGTAGCCCACGGTTGTATCCGCGTTTCCGATTGGTGCGAAGTCTGAGCGCTGCTTTCTTCTCGAAAAGTCAACCCCGCCCGCATACGGCTTGTACAGAGCAGTCTCGGTATATTTAGAAGTGGGAGCGACATTAAAGTCCGACGCCTCGTAGTCGGCAACACACACCCTCTTCGTCAGCGTCACCGCTCCGGTGGCGTCGATTGTCAGCTCGTCGCACGTGCCGTTGGGAAGGGAGCAGAGCGTATGGCCGTCGAGGTCGATGGGGGTAGTGGAGCCTTGGTAGGGCTCAAAACTTGTAGCCGTCGAACCAATCTCCATCATCACGTGAGAAGTTACCGCAGAGTCTGTGGCCCCGTTGAACCAACACTGATATGCGACGCAATCCTCACTCAGCTGGATTGTTCGGGACAATCTACTATAGAGATGCGCTTCTGTACGGCTGTTATCCGAAGCGATGAAGTAAAATCCGAAGCCTACGTTACCGCTGTACATATTGTCAGTTGATACCGTGACCTGCGTTCCAGCAGGTATGTTGATGGGATTTATTGTACCATTCGCCCACGTTACTTCAGATGCCTCGACTGTCATTGAGCCGTCATCATTGGCCGTGACTTTCCCATGCGTGAAGGGCTTGCACAGATTCTTCCCCGCCGTCACAACACTCAACTCGTCCACGCTGTTCAGACCAGGCGGGCACCACGGCTGGGCGGTAGAGCCTTCGTTGAGCATGACGTGGTAGGTGCCAGAGACGGTGGTACCGACACTGCCGGTGAAAGAGACAAGCATGTTGACGTATGCCGCGTTGCTCGGGATTGTTGATGTGGCGGTCTTTTTGCTCGCCGCTACAGCAAATGACGTAGCCGAGATGATGGTTCCATCAGCATCTCTCGGTTCAACGCGGAATGCCACATTACGCTGGACCTCTTTATCAACAGACAATGTGTAAGTCGAGCCCGGTTTCAAAACGTAGCGTTTTTCGTAGCCAATCCAGATATCGCTGGAGGTTGTTCTGCCGGATAGTGTAATGGACCCGTCCTGCTCACTCGTGACGACGACACCTTCATAATTATTATCCTTCGGGTTCGCCCACAGGTTCTGTCTGGTGTTGCCTTTGATTCTCATCTCGATAGGTGAGGAGTTAACAAGGGTGTCCGTAGTTGTCAGAATGCCACTGCCACTGATAGTGTCATCGAGCCTAAAGTCAATGTCATCAATCTTGTTCTCAATCTCTGCTATGCTGTTTTGCATCGTGTCTACGGCACTGGACACGCTTGATATGTCATCTCTGATATCACTGTGCGAAGTCGGTGAAGAATCATGCTCCTCAATCTTCTCGTCAATATTGTCGGGAATGACATCAACCATGTTCTTAATAGTCGCACCCATACTGGCACTGAGCACCTTCGTGGAGCTGTCAGTCATCAAGTTGTTTACGATATCCCCCGTGTCCAATAGCTGACGATTCGTGGAGTCAACATATAGACCGAACTTCTCATCTGATACCTTGAGATTCACATGCTTGCCGGTGGACTCATCTATTAAGGTCACATACGGGTATGCAATATTTCCGCTACGAATCTCGTCCATGAAGTCATCATATATCTCTTGCTTGATAACCTCGGCAGTAATCTTGTCAATGTTCTCAACATACTCATAATCACTTGGTTTAACCCTTTTCTGTACTGGTATATCAAGTTTGACTATCGTTTTTTGAGATTTTGCATCTGTAGAATCGTTCAAATATATATATACTAGAAGTGGCCAAGGCTCTTGCAACAGTACATTTGGAATGTCAACTATTATAGTATTGTCGCCCTGTAAGGTCGAACGTACAACCAGAGCCTCGTAACTCTGTGAATTTGCGAAATGAACATATGGTGCGCTCTTCATGTAACCGTCATCCATGCCATATAAGACAATCTTCAAAGTCTGATTGATGTCCCATTGAGTGTAATGACTGATTGGCTCGTCATGAGTGTCAAAGCATTCTACTCCAAACATGCCAGCACCTCCAATCATTTTTTTTAATATAATATTCTAATCCTCATAGCCTTGCACATCCTCTACAAAGCTATGCTCTCTCGTTCTTTTCTCATATGCCTCTTTGATGATATTGATAGCAACATCGATTTCACCATTGGTCCTGTCGTGCATATCAATGAATTCCTCATATTCCTTATACACCTTGAAAATACGGTTGAACTGCTCTCTTGTGAAGAGCTTGTCACTATTCACTACGCTTGATGCAAAGTCGATAATCATATTGCGCCTGTTGTCGATGTACAGGTCTTCCACATATTTGGACAGAATCTTCACATCGTCAAGACCATCATTTACATGCTTCATCCAATCGTTTCTCTGTGCTATGTTATCATCGCTGTAATGCTGATTGACAGACTCTAGAAACGTATTGAACTCCTTCAGCGTCTCTGGGATGGATGCGATGGTCTCACGCTCCTGCCTCTTTCTCTTAAAGAACTTTCTTATCTTAAGAATCTCGGGGACGGTCTTGCCGCTAAGCTCGCAGAACTCGCCGACAATCTGCATAATCAGAAACAGCCCGACTATTGCAATAGTTATCTTCTCTGGTAAATTCAAATATTCCATGTAATCAGTCATAGTGTATTAGTCCTTTCAAGGTAGTATCTCCATCAAAATGGGTTCGTTCGAGAAATGGCTATCTGCAACTTGTCCATCGCCCCGGTCAACACCTTGTTTCCAACGGTCTAACTGCCATTGTTAACAGTAGACGAGCGATACCATACCTTGTTAGAGCCATCATCAAATTCTATCTGTATTCCATCAATGACGTTCCTGCCATCTTACGGCATAGCCATTGTAGAAGTCGTTCATATCATAGCCAGTGACCCGAGGGTGACAATCTTTTCCTTTGCGTGTATGCGATATCTTATCGAACCCTTGCCAACTTTAATCGCAACAGCGGTCATCGGCCTAAAAGTACTCTCTCCTTTATAATTTCTAAAATAGGGGAGAGCAATAAGCCC